AATCTTTAAAATATCTCATGAAAAAAAATAATTGTGATGATATTATATCTTCTGATGAAAAGATTGATTATGAATTTATGTGTCAATTAATATATGGTCCGATAGAAAATCAATCATCTCCTGAGGAAGAAAAAGATCCATTTTATGAAGAAGATACTCTAAGAGAAGAAATAATAGAAAAAGTAGAAGAATTCGGGACAATACCAATATGAGCAACAAGAGTAAGCAAAAAGGTAATAGATTTGAGCGTCTAGTGGTTAAGTTAACAAAAGAAGCTGGAATCCCAGCAAAAAGAGCTTGGGGCAGTAATGGAGCTGCCCTAGGCCACCATGAAGAAGTTGATGTTTTAATCGATAATACAATTAAAGTTCAATGTAAATGTAGAGCTAAAATTGCAGAATGGATGATACCTAATGAAAATGTAGACATTCAATTAATTAAAGAAGACAGAGGTATGCCATTAGTGGTAATGCCTTATGAAGATTATTTAGAATTATTATTAAAGGTAAAGAAATATGAAAAAAAACTTAAGTAGGGAATTTAATAATTCAATTAACAGTATTGATTATTTATGTGGTAAAATATTAGGAAGAGAAAAAAAGTTTACATTAGAAGATCTATGTGAATTAGAACAAAGATTGATCAATCTATCATTAAATATAGATACAATGCTATCTCAAATAATGGATCTTAGTAAAACAATAAAAAACGAAAATAGAATATACGCTGATTAATTTAAAAGGGGGTGAATATAATATCCCCCTTTATAAATTAGCTATTGCACTTAATGCTTTTCTTCTGTTCCTCTCAGACAATTTACCAACAGGTTTTTTACCTTGTCGCAATTCATCCATTCTTTTTGACATATCCCGTGTTTTAATCCCAAGAGATGTTGTGCCTGGGTAAAGCCCAAACTCTGCTCTTAATGCCGCAGATAAACTAAATTCATCACCCCCTGCCATGGAATTAAATAAAGGTAGTAAGCTTTTTCTTAATGTTCTTTCTAATTGAATACTGCCCATACCAGCAACTTCCTTAGCAAATTCAAGATCATCGATCTTTTCATACTCACGCATTCCAGTTAGCCATCCTATAGTGCTATCTTCATCTGCAAGCATATCCCAATATCCTGCAGCAACACCTAAATTCAATATTTCAACTGCATCATTTAATGGAACTATTCCAGATGCACCTACAAGTCCCTTGCCGTAAAAAGCATCCTTACTTGCTTCTTCATCGCCTGTAAGAAATGTAGCTAATTGAACTACTCTATCTAATGTATCATTATTTATATAACTTGTAAAATCAATATCAGAAAGTCCCGATATAACATTTGTCAAACTATGCAACAATGCCATTCGATAGATCCGAGCAAATTCTTCTCCAGTCCAATCACCAGCTTTTCTAGCCCTGTTCCAATCTTTAACTAATTTAAATTGTAGATCAGCAAATGAAAAAGCATAATGTTGAAATTGGCCTAAAACAGATCCTGTCTTACTTGCTAGTACATCAGACTTCCCAAATTTCGAATATTCAAAATGAAGTAAATTAGTCATCCGACTAGCATACGTTCCAGCAGCAGCTTCCATTTGAGCTCTGATATTTGAATCAAATTCTGCATTAGCGTATTTAGTTAAGTTCTTTAATTGTAAATATCGTTGATGGTAAGCAGTCTTAAAAGTACTTCTTCTATTATAATTCTCAGCACGTCTTGTAAATACAGCTGAATGCTCTGCTACTTTACTAGATTTTTGAGCTATAGTTTCTAAAATATTTTTTTGATCCCTAAATGTAAGAATACCTTTATCTAAGTCAATACCGTAAGCAAGAAGATCGGTATTTGCAAGTGCACCTTCTGTAATAGACGCAATATCAAGAAACATTAATCCCTTTTCTGCCATTTGCTTATCCAGGCCTTCTTTATAGGTAGCATTTTCATCGTACTCTCTTGATGCCCTAGTTTGAGCTAGTATATTCCAATAAACTCTATTTAACAATTGTTGAGTTGAATTTCTTAGCGCACCTCTTGTTGACCACCCTAGTTTTGAAGTGAACTGAAGTGAAGTAAGAATTCTAGTAAGATTCTCTTTTGTACCTGCATCTTCAACTCTTTGAGTAGATACGGCTTTGTCATACATTGATCTTAACACGTCTGAATAAACCTCAGCTGCTTGAGCTTCCTTTGTATTTGGATTACGTAGTATAACCTCAGTTATATCTTTCAATCCTTGTACATAAGCTCTATTAATATGAGAGCTGTGATTAAATGAAGCTACCTGCTCTATATATTTATGAGCATATAACATTGGATTTCTTGAAAAATATTCATTATCTTCTTTAGATCTTTTCTTCAATCTTTGTGTTAAACCCACATTAATATCTTGAACCTCTGCTACATGCTTAGCGAGAATAGTTTCTACTTCCTTAGTAGTTGTTACCTTGCCTAATGCTTCTGGAAGAGTCATCGTTTGCCCCATAATATCCATAACAAAATGAGGTATATACCCACCCTCTATTGATTCTAAATTTTTCTCAACAGCAGTATATTCATCAATAAGTTTTTGAGCTGTATTACTTAATCTACCATATTTTAATTTTATAGTTTCTTTAACATTGCTTAGACCTCTTACCAAATGTTTTTTAGAAACCTCTTGTATACTTGCCCATTCAGTAGCTGCTTTGTTGATCCTATTTATATAATTTTCTCTAGACCCAAGTTGATCTCTGTACTTATATCTTAATCCACGATCTGTTTTAGATTCAACTCTTTCGATAAAATCATTAAAGATAGAACCGTCATTTTCTAAGAAATGAAATAATGCTTCTAATTCTTTTGTATGCCCAATTGGATCACCATTCTTCATCTTAATTACAAGATCTTTTTCTAGCTTTGATAGTTTGCTAAATTTTTCATTAATGATCTTTTTACGAGCCCTTTGATCGCTAGTAATTGCAAATCTAGGAGCTGATTTATCTTGTACCGTGCCCATTCCATCAAACTCTAACATAGCTTGTTTTAAGGATTTGATCATATTGTTATAACTGGCCATCATTACATTTGTGTTATTCGCCCTAAACTCGTTGCCTTCTACTAGTCTATTCCAAAATTCTTTTGTAGTGGGTGACCATCTAGCCTTGGCAAAACCTGGTATAAATGCTCGAAGAAATTTATTACCAAGAACCCCAGGATTTCTTAAATCCTTGTTTAATTCAGTTATACCTTGCTGGAATTTCCTCATATCTATTTCTGTGATATTTTCACCAGCTTCTAATAATTTACCAGTTGTAGCTTCAAATAAACTTTTAAATGCATGCAAATCATCCGATAAGTTAAATCTTTTAATTGATTTAGACTCTTGCCACATCTTTTCTGCTTTATTTGTTTCATGCCATAATGGCGAATCAGCTAAACATGCCATACAACCCCCTAATCACACTTTACATTGTTTTCATAGCCAATCTGATCTTGAAGCCATTGACTAATTTCAGTTCCTCTCTTTCTCTGCCCCGTACCAGTAATCCTATCACTTCTAATTGCGGGTCTTTCCATGGTCAACTCCCCAACCAATTGACCTTCACCTTTTCCAGTGCTGAATTGTTTTGTATTGAGACCATCGAATAAGAGTTGTCCACGAGACACTGTAAATAAACTTTTATAAGCTTCTTCGCCACCAGGTTTATTAATGATCTCCTCTTTTAATCTCATTACTGTACCTGGATCAATAATAGCATTGTCCACTAATAATTGATGCATTAGTTCAGCCATCTTAGCTTCCATCCCCGTTCCTAGTTCCAACCACTCAGTTAACTTTTTATAATCTTTATGCTGCATAAATGGACTATGCATTACTCTATTTTTAATTGTATTCACTAATGCGCCTTCGAAACTTTGTTCTGCTATTCTATCAAATGCGGAATGATAGCCTTCCCCAGCGACAATAGCATCATAAAACCCTCTGTGTACTTGTGCCATTTTAGCTACTAATTCATTTTTATTAGGTGTTACATTATAACTATCTAACATACGCATTACAGCTTTAATAACAACAGGCGATTGAGCTTTAACAGCTGGAATAAAGCCACCAGTTTTAGGAGAAAAATAAAATTCATTAGGATTTCCAGATCCTTTGGGAGTTAGCATAGCCATTAAAAAGTCTATTAAGTAAGATTCTTTACCTGCTGGTAATTTCGCATAGCCTGGAAAACCTTCAGCGTCTTTAAAGGCCCATCCAGATTCTTCCATTGTCATTTTTAGAATATTTTCTAAACCTCTTTCCATTGCATTAAAGACCCTATGTTCATATGCTTCCCAGTCTTTTAAATTCTTATTATCCATTGTTTCAGAAATAAGCTTTTGTATTTCATTTTTCGTTTCCTTTACATACTTTCTAAAGTCTCGTAAATCTCCTTCAGTGACCCTGCTCCAGTAGCCAAGAACTGTATTTGCCCAAGCAGCACCATCAATCAAATCATGCTCCCTCACAGCTCTTAATTTTATAGGATTATAAACTGCAACCTCATTAGGTTGTAGGATATATCCTCCATTTTTATCAAGCTGAACTTTCTTTTCAGTGCCTTTTGTAGCATCTTTGATCATCACATTATTACCACTTACTTGAATATAGTTACGACCTTTTTTACCTTTTGCTTTGTAATACTTCATTTTTTGCCCAGGTAATCCAGCATCTTTTTCTACAGTAAGCTTATTAAGCAATACAGACAGAGCTTTTCTTTTGATGGCTATATTTTCTTCTTGCATTGAAATAAAAGCATCATCCCTTATCTCTTCTGGTTTTTTACTTTCTTTTTGTACTAAGCGCTCCATTGAATTTATTTGATGTTCTATAGCATTGGCCTGTATTAAAGCCTTTTCAGTATTCTTTTCCTTATAAAAACCTCTCCACATCTCATCAATAATTAAAGTCTCAGCTTTTGGACCTTCAAGATATAAAGGTCTCTCTCCACCAGTTTGCGGCTCCAGCCTAAAAGTTTCAAGCATTTCTGCTCTATGTCGACCTAGTAGTTTTTGCACTGTAGCATTAAAATGTTCGCCATCTGGACTGAATGTTTCACGAACTTTAAACTGATCTTTACTGGTAATAGCCCTCATTGATCTTAGAAATGGATCAGTATGATTACGCATAGCTTTAGATATGCCTTGTAAAAATGGATCAATCCCTTTTTCGGTTGTTTTGGCGAATCCAAAAAAATCATTAGCTGCTTCTGTACTTAATTTCTTTTCTATATAATAATAAAAATTTCTATTAATAATATCTGGACTATATTCCTGGTTAAACAATTCCATTCCAGTTATCATATCTTTATATCTCGGCCTTTTAGACTCACCAGCCTCCCATATATTACCTTCATAGCTTAATAATCTTCCATAGTCATTCATCATTTTTTCAATAATAAGCTTATGCACCTCTTCCATCGGTAATCGATTACCGTTTTTATCTTCTAATTTAAAAATGGGATTTTTGAACTTATCGCTTCCAAATAGTATTTCTCTTTGCCAGGCTTTCATATTGGCTAAATAAAGTGGCAAGCCATTCTCTCCATAAATATCTACTGCGCCTTGAGTATGTGAAACAAGTCTTTGTAAAAAATCAGAATCGTTATGCTCAACAACCAATCTTACATCACCCTTATTATCCATAGGTATATTTTTTGTATTAGGCTCAGTACCCATTAAATCAATTAAATTCTTCATGAAAGATATTTTGCGTTGTGTCTTAACAACTTGACCAAATTTCTTCCTATACTCATTGATATTAGAAGTGTAATTCTCCATACTGAGTCTATTATATGGATTTAATGGCATCCCTGCACCTTGAAATGCCTCAGTAGTTCTTGCTTCCTTAACATCACCGTTAATTTTATATGCTTCTCTCATAGCAGAAAATGGTGTATCCATATAAAAATATAACTTATCAGTATCAAAGTCTCTTTGTGCTCTCATGGTAAGATCATAGGTATTCATCTCCATTATACCACCATCTTTTCTATCTAATATGCCCTTTACCTTCATAACAACTGCATCATGTGGACCAGTTCTAGGAGCAGGTAACCCCATGATACCAAGCTTTACTGGATGTGACCCATCTGGTCTACTCATTCCATGTCCATTTAAGATATTATAAACATCTCTATATGTAGAAACCCTACCATCTCCCATGTTAATTTCTTGCAATATTTTATCAACGGCATTAGCCAAAGTCTTATAGTCTTCTAACTTTGCTTTAGGATTTAACGGATCTGATATTTTACCTTTTTTAAGATCGTATAGTATATCTCTAGGTGCTGTGCCATCGCCTCTAAATTCCATTACTAATGTAATTCCAGCTGCAGATTTATAATTACGCTTTTCTCTACCCCTAGGCTTTCCTTGAGCAGGTCCATAATCACTTATATTATGAATTTTTGCATCTAAATATACCTCTGAGATATTAGCTTCACCTAACTTTACCTGAACATTGCCCTGATAAACAGGAATATCTAGATCCATAGCCATATTGCCACGCAATATTGCTGAACCACCTGCATCTGTAAATCCATCAAAAATTCCAGCTTGATCAACATATCTTTTCTTGATTATAGCATCATATAGATTTCCAGATATCGAAAAAGGAATCCCACTATTCTCTATCCAAATAGCCTCGGTAGATGCATTTTCAGTTTGAACAGCAATAGTTCCATCCTTGTTTCCTTCTGTTCTTAAGAAGGATTTAGCTTCTGCTGATGCTAGTGCAGTATTTTCTGGATTATAAAACTTCATTTGCACTTCAGAAAATTGTTCTATCATATCTTGACGAGCGTACCTATAAAGATCTCTTTGAACCTCTGGTGATGTCCAGTTACTAAATTGTTTTAATATCTTAGCATTGTGATGCTCACCATAAACAGTACCTGATAAACTCTGATCTGCCCTAACTGGCATTATAGATCTTTTAGAATCATTAGTATTCAATGAATTAAGCATATCATATATAGTAACCTGTCTTTCAACACCATCTTTATCTTTAATTAGGTCGCCTATAACAGGTATAGCTTCGTATGGCTTTAATTGATTCTCCAAGGACTGATTAGGATCAATGATCTTAGCTTTCTTTGCTCCACTGGTAAATGCAATCATATCTATATCTGGATTCAATTCAAAAAACTTATCTAGCCTAGAGTCATAAAAGTAGTGAGTCTTATTATAAAGAACATGCACTACTCCCTTTGAATCAGTATACGAAGTTAATCCCACTGGTTTTTGCCCAGCTGATTTTCCTATAAGATCAGCATCACCATTTTGCAATAAAAGGAAATCTAAATACTCTCGACGCACAGGGGTCATTCCATTTACAGTTTCAGCATTAATAGAAGATGCATTTTCTAGCAATGCTAAATTATCGTCATAATCTTTCTTGGTAATGTCACCCCTATCATACATTCTTTTCAATCTATGCTCAGCAACTGATCTATTATCTGTTATTAATTTGTTAGCAGCAGAACCCATTTCACTATTAACACCATCGTCCACGACGAAAATATTATTTATTTCTCTATCAGCATATTTTTCAATTAATATTTTTTCATACTCACTACTACCAGTACCTTCACCAAAAATAGCCTTAGCAGTTTCCCGTCGAGCAATACTATTTCTTGAATATCCTTGGTTTTGAGCTAACCTTTTATATTTAAAATGTTTTCTTTGACCAGGGCCATTAGTATAAGCATCTTGAAGCCAGTCTCCATCAATACGCTCCCCATACATAGAATTAAAAATTGTAAAAATTGCATCATGTACACTCTCTTGCCATCTTTGTCCATCCTTAACAAATGAAGCGGGGGACCCATCTCCATTCTTAAATATCTCATAATAATTCCTTAGCTCATTTATAAGCTCCTTAGCTTGGGGCAACTTATCTATGGCTTTTTTAGTATACGGATCTTTCTCAATTTTTTCAAACCACCTCATAAATGGTTTTTTAATATGAGATATATGAGCTTCTGGAATAAGAACTGTTATATTCTCATCGACAATAACAGGATACATTGCTCCTTTTAAATAGGTTTCAGCTAGACTCTGTGTATGCCATACTTCTTGACCTGGTTCAATTGGTTTTGCCGTTCCTCTTTTTAATGAACTTATATATCTATTTTCACCCTGATTTAATGTAGCAAAAAATTCATTGCCATATAATATTTGAGTTAATTCATTTAATCCGTTAGGGCTTGTGAAGATATTTTGTATTTTGCCATTCTTAGTATATCCGCTATCTAGAATAAGCATTGGAGCGTTAATGCCGCTAAATATTTCTGTCCATATATCCGTTAAAAAGCCTTTGGATATCTCTGTATTCTCAAATACTCCAGTTCCACTAGTTTGATTAACTGTAAGCCTTTTGATCTTAAACCTTCTATCCATGAGATTGCTTAAAACCATAACATCATTTCTTAACTCAGCTGAAGCTTCGGCTCTATTAGTTCCAGCTAGCTCCATAACTCTATCAATAAAAACTTCCCTACTTTGATTTTGAGTAACAACAACTTCATTATATAACTCATACAGAGCTTCTGCGTTAGTTTCAAATGTTGATCTATAATATTTCTCTCCAACAGAAAAGATGTCATTCTTATCTATTCCGTATTTTTCAAAAAATAGATCGGGATTAGTATGTTTTCTATTATCTGGTAAAACACCTTCAATTTCTCTTTGTTCTTCAGCTATTAAAAAATCATTCCTTCTCTCATCCCAGCTCTTACCACTCGGTCTCTCATTGACCTTTTCAGCAATAATATTTTGAAGCTGCTTTATATCTTCTGTGAATTTATGAAAGGGATCCTCTGATTTTTCAATATCCCTAATAAGATCAAATATATTTTTACCATCTTTATTTCTAGTAGTACCTGCAAATTCTAAATATGCTGCAGCTCTAGTCATTTCCTGACCACCAGCGAATGCTGCTCTCCAAGCTTGATGTATTTCGTTTAATTGTTGGTATTTTGAAGTTTCAAAATTCAATAGATCGCGTATTTGAGAAGCTGCACTATCTTCAATTGTAGGATCCTTTAGCTGGTCCTGTAAAACATTCCTGCGGACATTGGTTCTTTCTATAGCTTCTAGTATTATATTTTCCTTTGCTTCAGAATCAGTTATATATCGATTTTTATCTAACATCTTATCAGCTGTTGTAATAGATGATAATTGTTCTGCAGTTAGCATTGTTATATTAAAATCATCTCGCCTAGCTACTAATTTTTTCCCAATCGAGTCCATAACTCTGGTATATGCATCTACATATGCTTGCTTTTCTTTCTGAGTTAAATTTGGTATAATTCGTTCTACTTGCTCTACTGTTATTTTATTAGGCGCAACGAGCCTAACACCTCTATTTTTACTATCAGTGGTAGTTTGTATAAGTCCATTTTTCATTAGCTGTTTTAAAGCAACTCCAATAATAGGCTCCATATCAGCACCTAATGTTGCTCTTTCTATACCGTGCTGCACTGCCTTTTCAACCCAATTAGCCATTCTAGAATCCAGCATATGAATCTCATGATCTGGCATACCATTATTAACTAATTTTTCTTTTAATGCGAGTACCTTTGATACTGGGACCTCAACTCTCCTAATATCAGTAGGAGCCTTAACTGTTGCATTGATACTCCAAAGATCTTGTATAAAGCTTTGCAATGCTTGTTGCTGCTGTGGTGTAATGCTAATGCCTTCATCGAATATTAGATCTATCTTTAATGCATTATCAACCATTATTTCATTATTAAAGTTGTCTCTATGAGATAAGACTTGCTTGATCAATGATTGTATCTCCTTAGCATCAACTTCATTAACCCCAGTTATTGCTTCCCCATTCATAATCGAAAAAACATTAACTACATTTCTTTGGTGATTTACTTCATTAACTAAAGACCAAAGCATCTTATCATTAATATCCGCAGGAGCATTCCAACCCTCACCTAATATCTCCGCTCCAAGATTTTTTTCATAACGATTAATAAATTCATCCATCTTATTTATCATTTCCATCGTTACTTCATGCTGCAAACCCGCTTCTTTTCCATGTTCAATCTCTCTAAGCTTTATAATATTTTCTTGTCGTAAATTTTCTTTTAGCTCAAGAAACTTAGCAATAGTTTGACTCTGCTGTTCATTCAAGTCAAGGTGTTCATGCTTTAAATTAAAAACAAACATTTCACCTTCTGGGGTTATAGAATATTCACCATCTGTGATTATTTTGTACATATCATCAAATAGCTTGTAAGCATCATTTTGAAATTTTTGAATACTCCTTTGGCTTCCAGCTAAAACAGATTGTAATACATTAGCTCTAGAATCTAACTTTCTTATATGGTCTCCAGATGTCAACTCTTCCGAGGTCATATTTTTTATTATATCTAAAACCTTAACTTGCATCTCTTTAGTAGCATTAGGATTTATTCTTAATCCTCTAGATGTCATAATAGCACTAATAGGACCTAGGAGGTCCATAAGCTCCCTATGAGGGACAGGTGTTACTTGTTTTGCTGTTACTTCGCCATCCAAGCTATCATATATAACATCATTATCTTTCAACACCTTGATCATTCTTTCTACGTCTTTAATTGGATATTTATTAACCCAATCAGTATAAGTGTTACCATCAAATTGCTTGATCAATGAACCTATATTATTAATATATCTTGAATTTTTTGCAATTGCATTAGATACCTCTGTCATATCTGAAAAATAATGATAATCACGTTCTCCAAAATGAAAGTCCATTCTAGGAGCTGTATCTTTAAAAAGAGGTTTATGTTTTTTTGTCATAAACGCACCTAATGCAAGGTGAAACGCAACCTCAGCATCTTCTAAACCCTCAAAAGCGCCAGAATTAATTGCATCATAATTCATGGAGGCGGCTCCTAGGGACATACGACCAAGGGATCCAAATAGATCTTTACGGGTATTTGCTGCAAATTTGGTCCAATAAGGACCTCTTAAGCTTTTTGCTAACATTGTATTATGATCTTGAATTGTCTTTCGTAAAGATTGAATATTTTCATTGCCGATCGTAGTTGACTCTGGACGCAGATCCTTTCTTGTGAGATTAATGGTTTTTCCATTTTTAGTAATCGAGAAAATAGAAGATCTATCATTTCTCATTTTTACTAAGCCAAATGCCTTCAACTCTTCAAGACCCATTTTTCCAACTTTATCATTTAATTTTTTAGTCATAAAGGAAGAAGCGTTAACAAAATTCTTCCATATAGGCGTTTTTGCTCCTCCAGGTACAAATTTTATAGTACCTAAAACACCACCAAGTGCAACATGATGTAAAACCCTATCTCCAAATGATCTTTCATTTAGGTCTAGATCTCCTTTTACATATTGAACTGCATCCATAGCAGTACCCACTAGACCAAACTGAATGCCCTCTTGAACAGCTCCACCTAATAAATTAAATAAAGCAGGATGCATGCGACCCATATAACTACCTTGTATCATTGCATCTATAGTATTAAAGGATTTTTTTCCAAGCATATCAACAAGATCATCAGACATTTTTAATATCTGTTTATTAGTTAACTTTACACCACTTTCTGCTAACTCAGCAGCTAACCTATCGGACATTTGGAATTTCATTAACTCTTTAAATCTATTAACACTACTAAGTCCGTGCTCCATTTGATATCCTGGGCCACCTTGAAAGACCTTTTGCCACCATTTTTTACCAGTCAAGCTAAACCCTATAGTATCATCTGATACTCTTTTAGCTATTTCAATAGCCTCATCCTTAGTAAGTGTTCCGAGATCAGAAGCTCTTTTTTGAGCGCTCTTGAATAAAGAAGAACCTGCAGCAGTTTGTATAGCTTCTGTAGTAGGCGCCTTTATCTTATCTATTGTGGTAGCGCCAGTTTTTAAAGCCTTAGCTTGTCTAGCACCTCGTAAACCTCTTGCTCCGTAGCTAAGAAGTCTACCAGACCATCCCATAGGAGCTAAAAATCCAAGAGCACCACCGATACCACCACCAACTCTTGCCAAGGCATTATCATTTAAGTCGGCCATTGAAGCTTCATAACTTTCCTTATCTATTCCCTTCCAAGCTAACCCTGGCAAGCCTATTAAGGCAGTATCAAGACCTCCCCAGACTAGATTAGCTGTTGCTTCAAGCGCTTGTTCGAGAGTTGATTCATCGTTGTATGCCGAAGCAAGTGTAGGCTCCTGAGGGTCCCATAACTCTGGTTCTTCTGGTTGAGTTGCTTGAGTCGCTTGGGCTTTATTGTAATACTCCTCTATTTGAGCATCTGTTACATATCGCCCTTGTGCCAAGAACATTGAGCGAATTTGTTCTTTTTTATATAGATCTAAAGCCATACTTATATTAATTATCTAGACTATCTAGAAATGCTTCAAATTGTTCATCAGTCATACTATCATAACTTTCATGCTCACCTAAATTATAATATGAAGCATCTTTTAGAAACATAGATAGTTGTTTTTCATAAACAGGCTTAGTTTTTGCTAGTGATACCATCTCCTTAAACAGATCTTTGTCTTTATATATACCTGTTTCCTGCCAAGCCATTGCTTTTCTAAATTTCTCAGCCTGCTCATCAGTTACTCCAAAATTATTATAATGCAAATTACTAAGAGTAGTTTGCCATCTAGGGGCAGTTGATGAACTAGATCTCAAGAAAATATCCATCCATTGTTTTTCAGAGAAATCTTGAGTAGCCCCTCTACCTGCAAGACTAGCAATATACTCTTTTTTAAACGCTTCAAGAGCACTTTTTCCAGCATCGCTTTGCGACCATGATTGTAACTCTTTACTCATCATATCGATCTGAGGTGCTAATCTTAGTAAAGGATCGCTTTTAGGCGTAGTATCATCAATTTGTATTGTAGCTGAAAATAAATCTTTTAAATCATCTGCTATAGCTTCATATATTGGATTCTCTAAAACAAATTCTTCAAAATCCCCTTCCCATTTGCTCACATCTCCTGCTGCAGCTTGAGCTTGTAACTCTTGCATCATATTGACTATTGGCTTTATTTCGTTTGTTTTAAAATTCATAAAAGACATCTGAGATAAAGCAAACGTAGTTAACTTAATAGCATTACTATTAACATCCGCAATAAGTTTTTGCTGGTCAGTAATAGTTTTATCCATAACTTCTTTTTCGAATACCCACTCCTCTTTTTCCCATTTCCTTTTTAGATTCTCATTTTTAACATCAGTCATTATAAGTTCTTTCTTTGCCATTTCATAGCCAACCTTAGCTGTACTTATTGCTACATCTAATTGTTCCAGTTGCGCGGCAGACATATTTAAATTTAGTTTTTCTAATTTCTCTTGGTTTTCTAAACTACCTTCTAGAAATCTCAATTTCACTTTTTCTTTTTCATTTGCAAGTGCTTGAGCTTCGATGCTTAAATCTATTAATCCAAGATTTTTTAACCTATTTCGAGTTTCAGCATCTACATTAGCTAAGGCTGCGTTTATTTCTTGCTCTGTGTATTTTGATTTTATTGTAAGGATATCATTCGAAGTTTTTGCTTTTTTGTATTCTTCGGCTAATATACCCTTTCTAGTTTCCTGGGTATCTCTTAGGAAATCAGTCTCAAGCCCAAGAGCTTCTAGCTTCTTACTAAGTGTTTTTTTATTTATTTCGCCAGTTTCATATTGCTGTTGCAATATCTGTAATTCTAACTTGCTCTTCTTATCTAAATCCTTTCCAATAGTTTTTAATTGAGAGAGATCTTCTTTTTTCCTGGCAAGATCTGTGGCTTGAATAGCAGTAAGCTCTTTTGACCTCAATCCCTGTATATAAGCAGCACTTGGAGTTGTATGTTGGAGTTCTTCATCTCGATATACGGTCGTAGTAAGCCTTCCAAGTTCTTTATCGGAAATTGTGCCAGACGTATCTCTATCTACGCTAGCAAAGTCAATCTGTCCCTTAGAAAATTCTGATAAATTCTTTTTAATAGATCTCTGATAATCCGATTCCCCTTTAAGAGCCACATTAACATCTTCTAAACTTTTTGTAGCAAATTTTCTAGCTTCATTTGTTTGTTGCATATCATTTAATGATTCAATTGCATTAATATTCAAACCTTTATTTACAGCATCTGCTTCTAATGCTGATGTAGTTGCTCTAGATTGCTCTAATTCCTTTAATCCTGTTTGGATAAATAAATTTTCTCTAGCAAAATCACGTGCAGCTGCTGTATCCCTAGCCTTATATTTTTGCTGTATATCCTCTCGTACTAAGCCAACTAGTTGATTTAATGCTGATAGTGCTTCGCTCATACTAACTCCCTTTCATATCCTCTAATATCACTCTGTATTTGCCTCTGTAGATCCTTAGCTCCGCTTATTTTATTTTGGACATCAGAATATGTGCTATAAATAGTATTATCCATAATGCTATTAAAGGAGGTTTCTATATCCTTCATTGTGGAAGCTATACCAGAAGATGCAATCATCGTAGATCCAGCTTTTGTATTAAATAACTTCCTAGTGGATCCTGACCACATAGATTCTGCTTTATTAGCGCCAGCTTGTATTTGGAACCCTATCTCTGGTCTATAATGAGCAGAAGTTGTTAGAGCAGTAAGATCATCATATTGATCTTGGAGATCATCTATCATTGGTTGATATGTTTTATTTAAGGATTTCCATTGCTTATATGCATTTTCCATCTCAGTCCTTTCTGTTGACCAAAACTCATCATACTCATTTTCATGCAATGCATACCATTCGCCAAATTCTACACCATATTTTTCTTCAGCCTTACTAGCCATAAAAACCCCCTATCTTCGCCCCATCATAATGCTTAATCTATCCCAATAACTATCTACATTATCAAATTGTCCAAATCTAGAATCAATACCTTTATGCAGATCTAAAATACTATGATCTTCTGCAGCCCAATCTGCCCAACTTTGATTGTGAAATTCATCACCTAAGTTTTGCTCATAGTAATCATAAACATTCATATTAGCTGTTTTTGTAGCAATATCAGCTCCCTGATAAGCTAATGAACCCAGTTGTATAGCCTCAGTTGTATATTGCTTATTCTGCTTATCTTTTAATGCGAGAAAGTTATCAAGCCCACCTCTAGTATATGCAACATAATCATCTGGTGTTCCATAAGCTGATGTAATTGCTTTATCAGTTGCACCTACAGCAGCTGCAGTAGCAGTTGGACTACCTGTAGTAAGAAATGTACCTAATCCTACCACACCACCCGCAACACCCCTTCCAAGATTCATAGCCCAGCTATCCTTTGAGTCATCTATTGCTTGTGCACCTCTATATTGATCTTCTAGTGTTTTATCAGCAATATCTTGAGAATGGTCAAATCTGCTCTGTAAAGCGGTATCCTTAGATTTCATATTGTCATATTTTAATTGAACTGCACCGTAGGCTTGAGACATTATAATCCTCCCTTATTAAACTTAGAGTTATATATCACGCCATTATGCTTTAAAAATTGATACATACCCTTGCCTTTTATAAATCTATATTGAGGAACACCTTCGGGGAGATCACCCAATGCAGGTATTCCTGTACTTACTGAAGCTTTAGTACCTTTTAAATTAACAATATTTCTAATTTCTCTTTTCACTTTAATGTCTTTTCCCTGTAAACAATGCTAATATTATCAACTTCAAAATTTAAATTTGGTATACCTGCACTATCGATTTTTAATTGTAAAGATACAATATTGTTTAATCCTACGCTAAATTTTTGCACAATCGTACTAGCAGAATTTGTTAGCACACCAGCGTCTACCCAATCTCCAGTTCCACTACTAAGATTTGTTGCTTTATACCATAGTTTAACGGCATTACTTCCTGAATTCCTATGAGTTACGTAAATACTGTAAATACGTTTATTAGAAGCATTAGAGCCAAAGTTTAGATCCTTGGTTTCTACTAGAAATGTAGAATTTCCAAACGGTTCATATTGCCATTCTTTAAATTTCATAACAGTACCACTTTCAGAATCGTGATCATGCTCTTCGCCAAACATTAATTTTCCATCCCAGTCTACTATCATATTGCTCTTCTTTTCACCTTCAAATAGACCTTGAACATCTGGAAAAAACGTCCATGAATTAGTTTTAAAACTAAAAATGTATAATTCTCCAGTGTTAGTTCCACCACCTACACTGTCTACAACTAACAATGTAGAATTTCTTGGATTGTATCCAACCAATTGATCATTACTAGCGCCACCTGCATTATTCTTTGCAACAGACCTAAATCTCTCCCACTCTTCTTCTGTTATAGCTTTAGATCCCTCTTTAAGAAAGAGATCTATAACGTTTTGTCCATCATAATGAAATACACTTTCTTTATTTGCCCATGTGATTCCATACTGACTTTTCGTTACTGAAGCAGAGTGAGTAACTCCACGACCAGGTAGTGTTTGCTCTAGGAATTCCATATCACTTGTAACATTTATTATATATAGAGTATCTTCTTTAAACTGCAATATGCGATCATTATATCCTTCTATATGAACAATACTCTCTCCGTCATTAATAGCAGCTACTGATCTTCTATCATACAGGTATGTATCGAATTTCCCAGCTGGAGTTTTTATCATAACATCACTTAGTGTTTCCACTTCTCCCTTATCTGGATTAAGCATTCTTACATTACCAATCCATGCGTATCTGCCAAGTACTGTTGCTGTTTTAAACCTAGCTCTAATTTCTTCAACCGTATTATCAAAGCCAGAAGAAAGTTCAAAAGTAATATCATTGGGAAATGTTTTTTGGTAGCTAGTTTGAGACCAGAAACGACCAATCGTTCCCTTGATCCACGTAGAGCCAGATCCCTCACTACCACCAGTGGTAAAAGAATGGTCAATTTCAAAAGTATTTGTAGCAACAGAAGAAACAGTATGAGAGCCATTATAGTTTGTTGAGTTTTCAATTTTGATAGTATCCCCATTAGAAAGACCATGTCCATTAGAGGTCACTAAGGTAAAAGCATTGGCATTCCCTACGTTGGGATCAGCAAAGCTAGTAATCGCCCCAGAACTACCTCTTTCATAATTCTTCCAGACATCATAGGTTCCTGTACCACTTTCTAGCTCAATTCCCTTTTCTATGTGACAAGTAGCTATCCTCCACCAACTTTCTGCATTTTCTTCCCTAGCGTAAACATTTATCCCTTTAATGCGAGGATCTATGATAAGTGACCCATCATCATCAATCACATCAGATTTAATTGCAACCATGACATTGACATCTTGTATATACGGAACTTCAGCAGTTATAGTAGTAGATGCGCTACCATCAATAGCGGGTTGCTGTTCTTCAATAAAATCAACAAATTCATCTCCAGAATCCCTATAACGCAATGGCGATTCTTGATCTCCCTCATATACATATGATACAGCAATATACCATTTGGCTTCCCAGCCAGTTACAGTAGAAACAGGTTCACCTGAGCCAGTTCCCGCATCAGCAGATTTATTTAGAGCATCAGCTGCCGTTTGATCTCTTTTAGCATAAAGATGCACTAAAATATCGTTATTACTTAGAGTGACTGGATCTACTGTGTCTCCTACATTACTATCAAAATCTTTTCTCACCCCTGAATTATATGTTCCTTTCACATGTAAGCCACCAGGAGGGGTAAGGTCTTGATCTAGCATTTTCCATTTATTAACAGTATATGCATCAGTGCATCCTTTAAAAAAATGCCTTCTAATATAACCAAACCATTTTCCAGTTGTTGTGCCTACATATGAATAATCAGCATTAGATATCCTCACTACTCCATCTACTGCATAAGTAACAGGGTCAAATGCTGAATTAGAAGACTGCGCATCGAATCGCATAGTTATCCATGCAGAACTAGTATCATTATATAAGGCTAAATTTGCATTCTTATCTATAAACCCTATATATTTTGTTGGGGATTCAGTAGCAACTGCATCTGTCCCACTTAATGTTAGTGTGTAATCACTACCAAATTTGAATAATCCACTACCGAATTTTAAAGATAAAGGAGTAAAGTATTGATTGCCAACTCCTGCTTCTGTGGTGAAGGTAGGTGTAGTACCTACTGCATTAACAACTACCTTGCCACCACATTTTATTGTGCCAAGAGTATCTAGATTAACTGATTGAGCTTGTACTAATTGAGTATCTTGCACATCGCGCAAAGAGGACCCAAGATTTAACCCACCATCAAATCTTTCAATTTTCCATTCTTGCTTCCTGGCCATCGATCATCCTAAAGGTTATTTCGAACCAAATACCTTTGAAAAGAAACCCTTTTTTTTCTTCTTTCCCTTCTCAGCTAATTTCCTACCCTTTTTCTTTTTCTTTTTTACATCAGCACTCGCAACTACGCTATACGTAGGATGGGTATTCAGAATATGCTCTGGTGTAGGAAATTTAGAGCTATCTGGTTCCTCAGCAAGTACAGCTGTTAATATTATTATTTCTTTCATTTTTTCCCCTTAAATACGCCTTCTAAGATATCTGTTACGATATCAACCATCCTTTCAAAAAATATCTGTTCTTTATCTTCACTTACAAATGGAATATCTATTTTTTCATTGATCTTTGTAGCGATCATATCAGACATTTCATCAGACGCAAGATGCTTTACAGCTTCCTCTTGCATTTTTTCAGCTTGATCTTCAGCTAGTTTAACTAACATTGATTTTATATCCATGATTTTCTCCTAATTAGCCCATGCTTTAATTACCTTGGGTCCAAATTCCATTGTAACCCAACCTGTTCTTATCATAGGATAAAATGAATATCGAGCATATTCCGCATAATTCAAGAATGATCCTCCTCTACAATACCATCTCCTATGAAGTTTTTCCTCACTACCTTCAACCCTCAATGAGTCAATAGGTTTAGCATACAGCTGATGATTATGTCCAAGAAAAAAAACATCTCCTTGGCTATAAACTGCAGCCATTTTATCTAGTTCTAGATCCCCATTTTTACCACCACTTTTACCATGACCACTAACTAAGTACCAAGACTTATCATTAATATCGATTCTAGTATATCCAGGCATTTTAAAATATGGCACCTTTAAATCATCAGCGAGTAACATAGATACATCAAAGCCTAGAATGTTAACGCTCCTGATAAAATCATGGTTACCACCACGAATAAAAAGAAGTTTATCTGCAATCTTCTCAATTCTCTTTCTAAATGATATATGCTGTTCATCGGGCTCCATTGATTGACCTCTTTGAGGAATCTTATAATTCGGTGGTATAAGTTCAATATTATCTCCATTCAAGAACCATCTTGCTCGTGGGTCTGCGTCCACTTCCTCAATAAATTCGTCAAAATGGCTCCAGCTATGCTCAGCTGCACCATGATGAACATCAGTAGCACCGTGAACTTTAATAGGTCCATCGAACTTAAAGGAAAGGAGGCTACCTGGCTCAACAATTCCATTTTTGTTTAATTCTGCTTGAGAAAAAGGTACTTGATACCATTTCCCACATTTCTGACAAGAAAAACGCTGGTAATTCTCTTTTTTCGTTTTTCGAGTACCTTCTTTTACTACTTTTATTGAAGAACAATAAGGACATATCATTCATTTCTCCTGATTTGCTTTAATGAAATGTTCAACGGTTCCACGACCAAGCTCTGTATTATACCATTTTTTCCAATATCTTGCTTGACCCTCTAGATCATCCGCTGCAGGTAATCTCTTAGGAACTCGTCTGTAATGCAGTCTACACATTGCTGCTTGAACTGCAATGTTAGTGTATAAACAAAATTCTAAATCTGCTTCATCAAAACCAATAGTAATTAATGCATTTTTATACTTAGGCCTATACACTACGTAATTCTCCATTATATCACGACATGTTGCAGGCTCCATTTGGAAAAATCCTAAAGCAGGACCTTTTATCTGCTCTAAGTGCCTATATCCACTTTCAGCGCTACCAGTTGCCATTATCAATGCTACTGCTTCTTCTGAATATAGATTAATTCTTTTTAAAGTTTCTTTTGTTATTTTTTTAACAGCTTTTTTAATCATTTTGTATTTCTTATGTTAGGGGCACTAGAAAATAAAGGTGTAATTCTTCTAACAGTTTTAATTCTGTTATCTCTATCCATATGAGCCCATTTTAAAAACAGTGCATAGTAATACTCTTTCTCTTGCAATTCCTTTTCTTCCTCTGCTTTCATAGCTTTAAAGTAGTATATAATAGCATTAGCGAGTGTATCTGATATATCTAAATCAGAACTCTCAACCGTAGGAACATTAGGCAATTTACTATACTCAAACATCAATCCCTCTGCAACAGTCTCTGTTGGGGATTGCCACTTACCATCCTTATTTTCTACTACAGCAATATCTCTGCCTCGAAAATAATATGCATATTTATTATCAGACGCCATCTTGATCAATATCCTCTACCATTTTTATCCTGGGGATAGAACGGTATTTTGTTTCTCCATCATCTCCTTTATACTTAACACGAACATCTTGCAAATTAACCATATTCGGTGGAGTTGAGTAATATCTTTTATCCTTAGTTAAATTTGTCTTAGCTTGCTCTATTTTGTCAGGATATCTACTTTCGACTTCTAATAGAGCACTTTTAAAATAAGACTTTGCAATGCCAAAACTTTGTAATCCAGCTCTTTGCATTAGTTCCATAAATTTCATTATATCTCCCAAGTTGTATGCGGTTGAAGGGATGTAGTATATGTATCGCTTGTCATATTTTGAGCGATCCAACTTGGAGCGCTACCAACATTATCAAGACTCCATTCCGATAGTATTTTCCAACTAATTCCATCCCAGGTAAGATCTAAAAGATCAAGTGATGTATCTGTAGATAATCCATCCCAAGTAAAAGAACCAGCATCTTCCCATATAGACCTACTATGAGGTGCGAAGGTTTTCCATGAATCATTACTGTTGGGAGTCTGCGTTGCCCAGCTCATTCTTTATCCTGTGATCCACCAGAAGAGCCTAACGCTCCATAATATTCCTGCATTAATTGATTTTTCCTAGCTTGTAATTGTTCAACTTCTTTTAATGATCCCATTGCCCTATCTAATTCATTCTTAGCAGCTTGTATTGCAACAGATGCAGTTTCTATATCATCATCTTCTAACCTAGCCTGCACATCTATATCTATAGAATTATGAGTAAGACTATTAATAAAATTTTTAGCACTATCAATAGCGCCATTATAATCTCCCGCAGTGATATGATTTCCAATCTCATTATCAATAAGCCTGATAGCTAAGTATGTTAAGAACAGTGTTTCAGATAGTGTTGGTAAATTATTTGCAGATGTAGCAACATATATATCAACAGCATCTATAGCTGAAAACTCAACTAAATCTACTTCAATTGATGTATGATTTGTAGGCATAACCCTTACGCGAGATGAATCTGCAGTTGATGTATCAACAAAAAAAACTGGATGATAAATACTAGATTCTAGAATACTCCCAGATGAAGCATCATCATAAAGCTGAGATTCATTAAAAGAGACTTGCATACAAGGATAATTATTTCGCCTAACAGAAAGTATTGTATCCACTGAATCAACATCTACAGAAACATAATCTGTATTTGCTGCAACAGATGATTGAGATACCATGCCCAATATTAGATCTGGTCTAGCTTGTTTAGCCCTACTGACCACATCCCTAGCGCCAGCTCTCCAATAACCAAATATCTCTTCCTTTAGGTCAGCACTCGGGTCCGTAGGAACGGCTATAGTAGCTATATCATATGCTTTTTCAATTAGCGTCCTTGTGGTAATTGCAGCCATTATTATTCCTTAACTTAATTATTAAAATGGGGCCCACCATTAGATGGGCCCCAAACCTTATATTGAGTTATTACCTCTCAAACTTCAGTTTTATGACGACTTGAGGATTCCAGCGCTTTCAAGAGCAGCAATCACTTCATTGATCTTGGTTCTTAATACACCAAGGTCTGTTACGATCTTACCAGCTTCTGCTGCAGTCATATCAGTTCCTGTATCAATACTGCCAGCAGCGAATGTTACTGCTGCGGCATCTGCGATTGCGTCTTGAGCGTCTACCATTCCATCAAGTTTAGCGTCTGCTTTGTTTGAACCATATAAAGGATTAGCCATTAGTTACCTCCTTATGTCGCTTTCCAAACAGAGTGAGACTCAGGCATAGACCATTCCATACCAGCTTCGGTAAGGATCTGGTCAACCCTACGGTCAACACCACTGTTTTCAAGCGTTTGGACACCAACATAAATGCTAGTATCGCGATTCAAGCCATTACCCACTAGAGGACGATAAGCACAGTTCTTTAGGTTAACACCTAGAATTGCTACATCTGTTCCATCCAAATGGATATTTCTAGCTACGTTCATTCCACCAAATGGTGTCATGATACTTGTCATATCAAGGCCAAGAACCTTTTTGCGACCAGTTACAGCAAGGTCTGCACGGAATTGATCATTGATATTGACATTTTGTGAAAAGTAGCCACCTAGTTGATGCAACCAGTTATAGACTGCTGTTGAGCAGAAAAATACAGTTGCATTTGCAGCTGCATATCTTGGATCAAGCAATGCAGACATATCTTCTAAGAAGCCATCTGCGTCCTTGCTGGTGCTCCATGAGAACACATTTCCATTGTTCACTACCCAGTCTACCGCACCTTGAGTGGTACGATGAGTGGAGTTTTGAGAACCAAACAACAATGATTGCTCAATATCGAACTTGTGCTCAATGAGCTTTTCTTTCCAGATACGCGCCCACTCATTGCCCTCATACTTTAGGCTAGTCGCCCTGTCAGTATTAGTCATTGACATGGTTGTCTTCCATATCTGAGTTTGTCCGTAACCAGTTGAGAAAGGCTGATCTTTCCAGGTTTCTGGATAACCAGTTCCTTTATCAAAGGTTGTACCCATGACATAGCATCTTAGATCTTCTAAGAATGCATGATCAAGGCTCTTTGCAGATGCTCCAGTCGTGTGATTATCTTTCACTACACTTGCGCCTGCTAGTCCATGAGTAGCAACACCAACAAAATTGGATGCTGCTGCTGGTGCTTTTAGTCTAGGGATGTATGCATTAGATGAAATTGCAGAACAACCTTTAACAACTTTTAGCTTCAGCTTTGTATGAGCGATCTCATTTGTGCTGTCTTTCTGATTCTTATCACCAGCACCTACACTTTCAGTCACTGTAAGAACCTTAGCTACTACATAGTCTACTGGAGTACCACCTTCAGCGCTTGCTAAAGGTATGCGAACTAATTGGTCTACTAGGAAAAACTTAGGCTCTGTACCATCAGAACCAATTTTTACTTCTCCGTCGGTCTGACCGTAAATATTTCCAATGTTTCCAGTATTCTTATAGTCGCCAGCCATCTTCACGTAGAAAACAGTATCTGCTGTTTGCAGAGCTATCGTACTAAGTGAAACAGCGCCTATGTATGTGTATGTTGAGTCATCAGCTGAAAATCCAGCTGGATAGGCATAACGCTTATGCCATGAACCTCGTCGTTCTGTATATTTGAACTGAGGATCATCGGTTGGCTTTTTCGCTACTTTACTTACAAAGCGAAAAAATGGATCCTGGGACACAGCGAGCTCCGATACACGATCACTAAAATCGTATTTTCTACGAAGATCACCAGTGTCAACAGGAGATCCACCAGAGTACCCGCTAGGGGCACCAGGGGCCGCATTATCGGCAAATGTGCCAATATTCGACCCAGATGAATATAGAATGTCTTCTGGCATTCCAAACTCCTTTCTTTAAGTTCGGAATAGGACTACTAAATCTCTATCCGAACAGGTTTTCTAAATCAGGATCCAGAGTCAGTATCTTATCAAAAACTGCATCATCTGCAGATTTAGCTACCTTCCCTGGGCTGTTTACTCCACTGGCGCTTGTTGGCATGTTACGTACATTCCTCATTTGGGTGATCATATCTTCTTTTGTAGCATTAGCAGTATTCTGCGCAGCTTTATCACGATTTACAAGGTAATAAATGTCATCAATGGTCATTTTACGACCTTTTGCTTCAGACATCATCATCTTAAAATCATCTTCAGACATGTTCATTCTGTCCCTAAATGCTTCTTCCTCTTTAGCTTGCCTAGCTTTGCCTTGCATTACTTGGGCATTTTGACGCTCATTTTTAAGCATTTGTCCAACTCTTTGCTGAACTATACCATCAACATGAGCATTCATTACCTTAGCTGAATCAGATTCAGGGTCAGCAATAGCGTCACTCGCATCAAACATAAAATCCTCACCAAGATTTAATTTCTCTTGTATGGATTGTGCGGGAGCGCCACCATTAACCAAATACTCTCTAACATGATCAACAAGACCACTATCATTCTTCATAGCTTCAAGAACAGGAACAAATGGTTCCAAGTCCTTGAGCTCCTCCCTAAGTTTAACAGCTTCACGACTAGAGTCGGAATACCGTTTCTTATAAGGATTCTCATCATTGTCCCACGTATTAGAGCCATTGTCCTGAGCATAGTGAGTTGCCTGTTCGGGATCACTTGCGACTTGTTGGGTTACTTCAGTGGTATCGTCAAGGATTCCTCCATTGACATCTTTATCAAGTGCTTCAAAAAATGCTTCACTTTCCGAGCCTGCATCAGCCAAAGACTCTAAATTAACATCATTTAAAGGCTTAGACTCTTGATTAACAGGGTTACTTTCAGTTTCTTGTGTAGAAGCTACCATACTTATTCTCCTAAGTTGTTGTGTATTTTATTCTTGATTATCGGCATTAGCCAAATTATTTCGTGTTTTTTGTAATTCGAGGTTCATTCGTTCTTTTTGCAAGTCTACTTCATTGGACATTACATCCCTTAGAACTGTATGCTTTGCTCTACTTTCTGTAGATTGCTCACTAGCCTTAGCTTTTTCTTGCTCTTTTACCTTATTGATCTCCATTTCAGCCTGCATAACCTTCCCCTTGATTCCTGCCTGAACAAGTTGTCTTTCAAGAGTCTCTATTGTACCTTCCTTATCTTTCATTGCTTCTTCCATCTGACCTATTTGACTTTGAAGCTGCGCATATAGACTCTTACGCTGAGCTATTTGTTCTTTATTTCTTATATCAGTCTCTGCAAGTACTGCTATATCATCTACTACACCGAATTGCAATAATTCTTTTAGTTCTGCTAGATATGCCCATCTATTCACTGGCAATGTTGATCCAGCTACAACTCGAACATCAAATTTAGCAGATTCATAGTCCATGCTCTTTCCTATTGCTTCACCCATGTCATTATACAAGGGGACATTGATCTCTACCTTCTTATCTTCCTGTAAAGCGTTTGGTTGAACAATTCTAAATCTTTTATTAGCAGTATAGACACTTTGAGAAAACTGCATAACAATCTTGCCAACTTGACGTAATGCTGGTTCCATACTGTGCTTCATCCACTGTTTTATTCGCCTAGTTCCGTACTCGTCCAGTGCTAACATACCTCTAAATGTCTCATGTTGCTGTTGCGTATCGCCCTGCATACTTGAATAGATACCAGCTAGGTATTCCATATCCTGCTTTCCTTGCTGTACAATACCAAAAAATGCATTAGATAATGGAGCTGGCATAATAGGAGTAGGAGCTTCCGATCCTACTCTCTTTGGTAATAACGCTCCTGGAGCAGAAGAATACTTTTCCCAAAGATCCTCATCTATAGAGCCTTCCTCGTAAAGCCATCTCAATGAAGAACCTAATGATGCATTATGGACTAAAATCTGATGACTTTTATTTATTTCTCTTTGCTTACCAATCAACGGAGAAACTGCAGATATCGGGAACGGAGTTCCAGTCCATTTGTAATGAAATGGAACAAGCGGATACTCTGTTACATTATCAGGGAGGACTTTTTCATATAAAAATTGATCACCAGCTACGCAGCATTGCTTTATTCGTGTGCCATGAAAGTCTATGCTTTCAACTACGGTGCTAATAAACTTTTCGTCCTTACTTAATATCTCAAACTCTTCCTTACTGATAATCATATTCTCTATCTTAGAAGCTTCTAGCTGTAACTTACTCATACATTCCTGCTCAAATCCTTGCAGTTGAGCTTCCATCTGCTCCTTTGCCTTTACAAGCTCTAATTGCATTCTTTCTGGTAACATCTTACCACCCTGGACTGCTTCTTGCATTTGAGCTTCTTGCTCTCTAAACTGAACTTCTAACTCTTGCTGCATCTCCATAACCATCACTTCGCATTGTTTCTTCATATTAGCTAGTTCTTGTTTCGATGGAGGAGTTCTGTAAAAAACGTTTACAAATGGAACTTTAACTTTTTCGTACATCTCAAACCATTCTACTAAATGATCAGCATTGCCACCAGCGTCCGTAGAGAATTGATTATATTCATCTTTTTTACTGAATAACGCTTGATCCGTATCGTACATAGCTCTCTCGCTGTATCCATCTTGAGTTTGAACCGTACTTGCTTTATTGATTTTTGCTTTATAATCTGGATATAGTTTAATTAAATGATGCTTAGGAAGTACCTTTTTTATAATAATATAGGCAGCATCTCTAAATAACATATCACGACTTTTTGGATCTACGTAAACATCAAAAGGATCAGGTTGCTTTAATGTCACTTCTCCAAGTCCATTATCCATATCTGCATCTACGTCTACTAAAATATATCCTACTGATTTAGTAACTGCGTCATTCACTGCATTAGAATATATAGTAGCGCCATCAGAAAGATGCCATATGTAATCAGCTATATCAGAAAATACCGCAGCAACATCAGCATCACTACCTTCAGCTCCAACAGCTTGCCACCTTGGAGCATTAGCTGTAGCGTAAAAATTCAACATCTCTACTACAGGCATTATCCTGTTGATAGTAAATGTAGGCATTCCCTGTTCTTCAAGTGACGTTTTTTCCTTTTCAGATAATTGGGCATCGTTAGCAAATTCATATCCTACCGTATTTATTCTTTCCCATTGTTGTCTTTCATATACGTCAGCTCCATTATCAAAGACTTCTCTAACTATATCTGCTTTCTTTTTTCTTGCCATAACTTAATCCCTTAATATTAAAGAGCACTCATTATTACATTTACAATAATAGGAAAACTTACTATCGCAACTAATCCCAATACTTGTATTTTAGCAATAGCCTTTTCATGCTCATCAACTTTGCCATTTAATTTTTCTAAATGCCTTTCTATTTTTGATAAAGTAGAATAAATATTTTTTAGTCTTTCATCGTGTTTAACTAAAAGCGCGTATAGATCTTCTCTTTCCATTAATGCTTTCCATTTATTCTGCTTAAATTACCCTTTACTTCCATTAAAATATCAGACAAATCATTAACTTCTTCAACCATTTTTTCATGCCTTCTATCTCTTGTTTCGTCAGAGCGATTCCATCTTTCAATTAATTTTATAATCATACCTTCCATATTTTCAAGTGTTTCGCTCTGTCCTTTATTTTCAATTTTTAAATTTTCTAATGCATTTTGCTGAGCTTCGCTTTTCTTTGATAAGGATATCACTAGGTATACAAACATAACACCTACAACACCTATCATTCCAGCTTCTCCGTATACCGCCATAAAATCCATTATTTCTTCCCCTTCTTTTTTCCCCAACTGAATGGATTAATATTAAATTCTTTTTCATAAAAAGCTACTTTTTCTGCCAGCTCTTGTCTCTCAACCCTTTCTTCCACGATATGTTTATCAAGTAAATCCCCAATTTGTTCATCAGCATTAGCCATTTTATTTTCCAATTCTCGAATACGGGACTCGATCTGCCAATAACTATATACCAAACCACAAATAAGTACGGCAATTTGAGCCAACCATTTAATGTTAATGCTAACAATAGCATTATCATCAAGGACAGTAGCTCTATAACTTCTTGCCGTTTTAGGCTTTTCACTCACTTCACCTCCCAACCGCATACAGACCAACCAGAGTCACATCCTGTAAATAAGGTCATTATAAAAATAACCAATAAAAACAGGATGTACCCTGTAATCATCTGATGCTCAGGTTTAGCGTTTTTCCACAAAAACATATTGCACCTTGATGTTGTAGCTTGTGCTACTCGACCACTTCTGCTTCTTCACTATTATCTTCAAGAGCCTCTTCTAATTTCTTCATAAAGAATTCTCTTCCACCAGTCAACTGATCTAGGTTGAATTGAGATCCAGCGATCTTTCTATCCAGGTCAGCCACATGGTTTACAAGCATTGCTTGTTCTTCTGTGAAGTCTTCAGGTTTGTACTCAACATCATTGATAACAACTTTCTGAGTTTCTTTTTCTTTTTTCTTAGCCATTGTTTATCCTTTTATTGTTTA